CCAGTAACCATTAGTTCGAGTTTTAGATCTGTTGAATAACTAGATGCCATAAATTTTGTCTCCTAAATAATTATAATATTACCTTAATCATGCAGCTAAATCAACCTCTGTCCATACATTGTTTACACCAGGATTAACCTCTTGCCATGCTGTGATATTAGTACTTCCTATTGAACTAGTCAATTCTATGCCTGTAACATCCACATCTGCATTAGCAACAGCTGTTTCTTCCCCTAAGAATAAGGTCATTTCAACACCTGTTACATCGTATATAGTGTTCTGCTCTACATCTCCTATAGAGCTTGTTAATTCAATACCTGTGACCGTTACATTAGCATCCGCAGTAACTGTTTCTTCTCCTATAGAGCTTGTTAATTCAAGGCCTGTAACAGACACATTTCCATCAGCTACAACAGTCTCATCTCCAATAGTACTTGTAAGTTCTTGTCCTGTAATATCTACATTTCCATCAGCAGTAACTGTTTCATCTCCAATAGATGAAGTAAGTTCAGATCCAGTTACCCCTGCGGTTACTCCAATATCTAAGGTTACAGAACCAATAAATGAATCTAAGTTATCTTCAATTGGGTTTACTGATACATTACCACCTGCTTCAATATCTACTGTTTGAGTAGATATAGTCATTTGGCTACCTACTACAGATAGTCCTTGAATTTGACCTACAGATAATGTTGCTTGTATTCCTGTAACATCAATATTGGCATCTCCAGTCATTGTAATTTGACCTGGAGTAGCTGTTAATTCTTGTCCTGTTGGACTTGCGCTAGCACCTGCTGTAATTTCAGCAACTGCACCTACAGATATTGTAGCTGATACAGATCCTGTTTGAGCAGAGTAAGCATCTCCCCATACCATTGATCCCCAAGAATCTCTTCCCCATCCAGAACCAATTAAAAAATTGTCATCAATAGTGACAGCGCCTGGTGTTGTAGTTAATTGTGAACCAGTTACATCTTGTTGAATACCTCTAGCAATATCTTCCTCTCCAATAGAAAGATTTGCTTGAATACCTGTGACTGATACATCAGCTGATGCACCTGCAACGGCTCCTGCATTTGTAAATGTGAGTTGTGATCCAGTTACATCAACATCAGCGTTAGCCTGGGTTGTTAAAGAACTCGATATACGAGTGGTGTCTGTAAATTTATAATTTGTTGCACTTGTTCCTGACTCTACTTGGCATCCCCATAAACCAACTACAGGAGTTGTGGATCTTACAGTGCTAAGATCACTGTCTGTTAAGTAATGCCAAACATTGCAGTCAGTCCAAGAGGATGCTTTACCTGTAATAGATACTCTGTACCAACCATTGCCTACGGCAGTGGAAGTTGTACTTGTGATTGATGCAGTTCCTGTTGATGCTGTAGTACCCCATACACCATTGGCCATATCCCACCAACCACCAAAAAAAACTGATGTACTTCCTTGAATAATAATAACTCTTAAAAAACCTGATACAACATTTTTTGCATAAAAAGAATAAGTTATTTCTTCATTGTTATCTGGTTTAGGTTGTATTGGATTTGTTAATTGACTAGATGTTACAGCTTGTTGAAGACTTTGAGCAACGGTTCCATTAGGTGATGTTAAATTAGATGTGATTGTGTAATTAACATTCTGTCCCCAACCGTTTAAATTTTCTGAATATGGTATTCTGTTCTCTCCGAGAACATTTATGTTACTTTGAATTCCGTTGGGTGAGGCAGTGGCGTTACTTAGGTCACCCCAAGTCTCTTCGCCCCATGTTTTATTACCCCATCCAACGGCCATATCATTTTATTTCCTTAATTACGCAATTCTTAAGATTGCAGCGGAAGTTGTGAATGCAGGGAACTGGATTGTGAATGTTCCAGATGTTGCAGTCTTGTCTCCACCGAAATCTAACACAGCAACTGCTTCAGTAGTACCTGTACCACCGTCAGTTGTTGTATTGTAAATCAAAGCACCTCTAGCAGTTAGTGTAACTCCAGTGAACGATAAGTTTGAAAAACTTGTGATCGCCACACCAGAAGATACTTTAACACCAGAATTTACCAAAGCTTTACCACCTGCAGAGTATCCTGCTGGTGAAGTTACTTCGCCAGATGATGAATAGTTTTCAGTTGAAGCACCTAATGTAGCAGTTGAAACATACATTGCTAATTTAAATGTATCTCCACCACTATCAAAATCATGCTCACCACCCATCAATTGTTTTTTGAATGAATTGCAAATTGCATTTGTTGTAATAGCCATAATTATTCTCCTTTAATTTTATGGTGACGGTGATGGTACCTTTATTCTTGGTACACCACTGTCGTATTCTCCTCGTCTTCTTCTACCCATTTGTTGTAGAGCAAAAGCTTGTACTTCTTCATCATACTTGCTTTTATAAAGTGTGTAAAGATCTTGAGGACCTTTAAGGTAAGAAAAAGCTTCAGTTAAGACGCCATGTAGTAACATTGTTTCTTGATAAGTTGACAAATATGTATTTGTTGAACTATCAAAGTGTGGTGGATCTTTAATGAAGTTAAGTTGAATTGTGTAAGCTGAATCTGGTGTAGGCGCTACTAATATACTAAAGTCATCCCAATTAGCCCAAAACTTAGGCTCACCTGTAGTACCCCCACTATTATATTCAGATATAAAACTTGTATCTCTTCGCTCTAAAAAAGTTCTATCAGAACCATTTATCATTTGTACTGATCTAACTATCATGCAATCAGCAGGTAAACTTACATATCTGTTTCCAGATGTAAAAGTAGATGTAGAATATTTTCTTAAATCATCATAGTCTACTTGACCTGCAACATTAAGCTCTGTAGCTCTAATAAATTTATCAATAATAGAGTCAGTTAATACATTGGAATCTACTTCTGTGTAATCTCTAACTTGTGTTAAAAAATCTGCATGTGTAATAGCCATTACGATATCTCCACTGTTGTTTTACCGACTATTGAAATAAGTTGTCTTTTTCTATTTTGTTCTGCACCATTATCAGGCTGCATTCCAGAAGAATCAAAAGCAAATTCTCCAGGTAAGGATAAATCAGTTGTAGTAAATCTAGATCCTCCAGAATTTAAACTAAAGTCTTGAGGTCTTGCATTTCTTAATGCAATAGCATCTGCTTTAACTGTTTTTCTTCTTATTTGTGGATGTTTAGGTTCAAATTCAGATATATGTACCAATGCACCTGTCCATTCTCTAACCATTTCTTGATATGGAAAAGCCATTCCAGAACGATCAGATATTGCATATGATTTTTTACCTGTTGCGTATGCCATTATACTCCATCTCCAAAATAAGTTTGTGGTGAAATATATAAAGAAGTTCTAGAACCATCTTCATCTAAAGCTCTTTTCATTTCATCTTCGTAAGCTAATTTTAACATTTGTGTTCTATCTGCAGCTTTTAAAAAAGATAAATAGTATGCTAGACCTGCTACCATACAAGGTAAAAATCTATAAGGTGCATCAGGAGTGTTTGTATATCCTCCAGCATCTTCAATTCTACCAATGTAGTAATATTTTAAATATGTGTAAGTAGATGCATCAGGCGTTTGATATAAATATATTTGTGGAGTAAGTTGTCTATCCACATAATACTGTGACGGTTGTCCTGTGGCACCTTTGTTAGGTAGAGCTGCATAGTTAGATCTATCTGTTTTAGTTAAAGATACATCCGTTATCGACGGCCCCGTGCCAGCTCCTGTAGATATATAAGCTTCTAATACATCACTACAATCACTTGGAGTTGCGTATTGTTCTGTTCCAGATGTTAATACTTGTTCATAATTTTTTACCTTCCATAAATGTAATCCTCTGTTACCCCATTCAGATAATAATAAGTTTAAGTTTCTTCTAGCTCTTTTTAAATCATAACCTGAGTCAGTAGACAAACCACATCTTTCATATGCCTCATCTATAATTTCATCTATATTTAAGTTAAATGATGTAGTTCCTGAGCTAGCCATTATAACATTCCTTTATAATAATCTTTCATGTTTATAAAACCACCTGTAGAGTTTTTAGAAATACCTCCACCAGCTGTGCTTTTAGTTTGTTGTTGCATTTGTCTTAATCCTTCACTAACAGCAGATTCTAAAGACATATCAATTCTTAAATCGCTAACTAATGAATTAAACTTCTTTTTATTAGCTGGACTTGCATTCTTGTAATATTTAGCTGCGTAATCCATTATAAAATATCTTTATAATAATCCTCGTAAGATTTATTAGAAACCATTTGTTCTCCAACTTCTGATTTAATATGAGAACCAATGTATTCACCCATTTTAGGAGATCCTGAACTTCTTTTTTTCATTGGAACACAGTTAGGTACTTTTTTACCATTCTTCATCTTAGTTCCAACCATTTCATAACCTTCCCAACAAGGACCTTTTCCTTTTTTCATTTTTTTTGCCATTATTCCTCCATTTTAGCGGCCGCATTGTAAGTTTTATACTTATCCTTTTTGCGGTTGTACAACTTCTTTGATTGTACCACTTTTGGCTTAAACAGTAAATGTCCTTGAAAGAGCGTTTTTGCGATTAGGTTTCTTAGCTTGAATCTTTTTCTTTTTCTCTTTTTCTTTTTTTGCGCCACTTAATTGACCTTCAACTTGTTTTGTCATCTGACTTCTTGTTATTCCCATTATACTAAATCTACTGCCTTTCCTATTACTGGTTTATAT